ATCCAGACGATCGTGATCATGTTGTTCCCGCGGGTTCAATCCCGGCGATGGTAGCTTAATGGCCGCCGACCGCCAAGCCACGGTGCGGATCAGCGCGGACGGCGCGCAGGTCGTGACCACCTATGAAGCGATCGGCAAGTCGGCCACCCAGGCCGGGCAGCGGATCGAGGCGGCGAGCGCCGCAGCGAACAGTGCGGGCGGCCGGTTCGCCCAGGGCCTCAGCAACGCCTTCGGCCAGGCCCAGAAGAACGTCGCGAACCTGAGCTTCCAGCTGCAGGACGTGGCGGTGGGGCTCCAGGGCGGTCAGAGTCCGCTCACCGTGCTGCTGCAGCAGGGCACGCAGATCGCCAGCGTGTTCGGCCCGGGCGGCGCGGTGGTGGGTGCCGTGGGCGCCGGCCTGGCGCTGGTGGCGGGCTACCTGTTCTCCGCCGGCGACGAGGCGGAAGGGGCCACCGAGAAGACCTACGAGTTCAGGGACGCGCTCGGCTTCCTGGGCGACACCGCCGTGGCGACTGCCGGCGAGATCGCCAAGCTCACCGGGGAGTACCGCAAGGCGAGCGCCGCCAGCCAGGAGCTCACCCGGCTCAACCTGGAGCGGCAGCAGCGCGAGCTCGAGGCCCAGCTCGCGGGTGCACGCGGGCAGGCCGGTGAGCTGCTGGGCCAGCTTCCCTCGCAGCGCTTCGAGACGGTGACCGGCGGGTTCCTGGTCGAGGGCCGCCCGCAGGCCTACGAGGACACCATCCAGGCCAACATCGACGCGGTGCGGAAGTTCGCCGAGAGCGGCTCGCTGGTGGGCGCCGCGCGTGACCTCGACCAGCTCGCCAAGCGGGCGGAAGAGGCCGGCAACACCGAGCTGCGCGACCTGGCCAACCGCCTCCTCGACGTCGCGAGCGCGGGTGCGGAGACCGAAGCGCAGCTGCAGACCGTGAGCGACCAGATCCAGGCCCTCGCCGGCGCCACCGGCGAGGGCAGCCAGGGCTTCCCGGTCTCGATCGAGCGGCAGCTCGGTGCCGATGCCGGCGCCACGACGCCCAGGGCGTCGGTAGCGCGCCCTTCGTCGTCGCGCGGCGGCGGGCGCAGCGCCGAGGCGGCGGCCAAGGCGGCCGCGGCGGATACCGCGCGGGCGGCCCAGATCGAGGCGGCGGAGGAAAAGCGCCGGTACGAGCTGGTGGTCGAGCAGATCAACGACGGTGCCGACGCGAAATGGGCCGCCGACGTGGCGGCGGCCGAGCGGCGGCGGGACTTCACCCTGCAGACGCTCGCCGAGGAAGAGGAGCGGCTGAAACGGAACCCGGCCGAGTACTACCGGCGGACCGGCGACACCGACCTGGCGTCGGCCTATGACCCGCTGGTCGGTGCCGCCGACGCGTTCCGCAAGCTCTCGGACGAAAGCCAGCAGTATGGCCGCATCATCGGCGACAGCATCGCCGGCGGTGCCCAGGTGGCCTCGCAGGCGATCAGCGCCTTCGTGCTCGAGGGCAAGTCGGGGATCAAGGATCTGGCGAAGACGGTCGCCGACCAGCTGCTCACCGGTGCGTTGAGCATCTTCATCAACGGCATCGTCGGAGGGGCCGGGTCCTCGCTCCTGAGCACCTTCGCCGGCGGCGAAGGTGCCGGATCCACCGGCGCCTCGCCGCTCACCTATGGCGGGCCGCGCGCCGCCGGCGGGCCGGTGCGCGGGGACTCCTGGTACTGGGTCGGGGAGAACGGGCCGGAGCGCTTCGTGCCGGACCGGCCCGGGCGGGTCGAGCCGATGGGCGGCGGCGGTGCGGGCGGCGGGACCACGGTGCAGGTGATCGACCAGCGCGGCCAGAACGCACCGCCGGTCGAGACCCAGCGTAGCAGCGGGCCGGACGGGCGCGAGCAGATCCGGCTGATCGTGCGGGCCGAGGTCAACCAGGCGCTTGCGTCGGGGGCGCACGACAAGGCCCTGCGCGGCCGGTTCGGCATGAAGCCGGCGCTGCAGCGGTGAGGCGCTGAGCCGTGGCGGTGTGGCCGGCCGGCCTGCCGAAGTACCCGCTGCAGGAGGGGTTCAGTTTCGCCGAGCCGAACGGGCTGATCAGCTCGCCGATGGACCAGGGGCCGCCCAAGGTCCGCCGGCGCTTCACCGCGACCCTGGCCCGCTGCCAGTGCAGCTGGAAGCTCAGCGAGGCCCAGCTCGCCATCCTGCGCGGCTTCGTCATCGACGATCTGGCCGGCGGTGCGTTGAGCTTCACCTGGTGGTACCCGCTCTCGACCCTCGAGCTCGAGTGCTCGGCTCGGTTCGGACCCGAGGGGCTGCCGGTCTACAGCCCGGCCGGTGCCCGGTGGCTGGCCACGGCCGAAGTGTGGATCCTGCCGTGAGGCCCCGCCGGTGAGGTCGATGGCGGCAGCACTGCGCCAGGCCATGATGGCCCCGGACACCGCGGTGGTGCCCTTGTGCCTGCTGACCATCACGCACCCCTCGCTGGCCGTACCCATCCGCCTGTGCAACGACGCGGTGAGTGCGGTGTCCGGCGTCACCAACGTGGTGCGCGGCGGGCAGACCTACGTCGCCTACCCGTTCGACCTCGTGCTGCCCAGCGACACCGACGAAGGCCCGCCGCGGGCGCGGCTGACCGTCGACAACGTGGCCCGCGAGATCGTCCAGCTGGTGCGCTCGGCCGCACCGGCGCCGGAGGTGACGATCGACATCGTCAACGCCGCCGCTCCCGACGACGCGGCCGCGACCTTCGGGCCGTTCAGGTTCGGCACGCCGGAATATGACGACTACCAGGTGACCACCGACCTGGTGATCGCCGACAACACGCTCGAGCCCTACCCGTACAAGCGCTACTCGGCGGAGCATTTCCCTGCGCTGTACCGGCAGCTGTCGTGATCGACTCCTGCCCCTATGTCGGCCTGGCCTACCGGCGGGGCGGGCGGGAGCGGCCGGCGGTCGACTGCTGGGGGCTGGTGCGGCTGGTCTACCGCGAGCAGCTCGGGGTCGAGCTGGATGCGCACGCCACAGACCCGGATCTGGGCCGGGCGATCGTGGCGGAGCGGCAGGCCTGGTCGCCTGTGCCCCCGGCCGCGGCCAGGCCCGGCGACGTGGTGCTGCTCAGGCGGCCCGGCCAGCCCTTCCATGTCGGCGTGCTCCTGGCCGGCCGGCGGCTCCTGCATGCCGATGAGCCCGTCGGGGTCGCCGTCGAGCGGGTCGATCGCGTGCGCGGTGCGGTCGAGTTCTGGCGGCATCCGGCCCTCGGCGCTGGTGACCCTCGCCCATCGGCCGCATCCGTTCCGGCTGACCCGGGAGGTGCTCGAGCTGCCCGCGGGGCTCAGCCTGGCTGACATGATCGCGATCGCCCAGCCGGACCCGGCCCTGCGCGCGTGCATGGCGGTGCGGATCGCCGGGCACGAGATCCCGCAGGCCCACTGGGCGCGGCTCCGTCCCAAGCCGGGCGTGCTGATCGACATGGTGCCGCTGCCGCAGGGCGGCGGCGACACGCTGCGCCTCGTGCTCACCATCGCGGTGGTGGCCCTGGCGGTGGCTGCCACCGGCGGCATCGCCGGACTGGGGGTGTTCGCGGCCGGTGGCGCGCTCGCCGGCTGGGGTGCAGTGGCCGGTGCGGTCGGCGGGGCGCTGATCAGCACCGTCGGCATGCTGGCGATCAACGCCCTGGTGCCGCCGGCGCAGGCGCAGATCAATCAGGGCCTGGGCGCGGGCTCGGCCACCTATTCGATCGAGGGTGCGAGCAACCGGGCGCGGCCGGACCAGCCGATCCCACGCGTGCTGGGAAGGCACCGCTACGTCGCCGACCTCGCCGCACCCTGGGTCACCGAGCTCGACGACCAGGACGAGTACCTGCACGGCATCCTGTGCTGGGGCTACGGGCCGGCCAGCGTCACCGAGATCAGGATCGGCGACACGCCGATCGAGAATTTCCAGGGCGTGCAGCTCGAGTACCATCTGGGCGACAGCGACGCCCCGCCGGCCTTCACGCTCTACCCCAACCAGGTGGCGTTGACCCAGGTGGCCGCGGCGCTGCGCCAGGGAACGCGGGTGCGGCGGACCACCGACACGGCCACCGCCTACGCGCTCCTGGTGTTCCAGTTCCGCTCCGGGGCGATCCAGGTCTCCAAGTCGACCGGGGACCAGCTCGGCGTCGAGATCAACCTGCGCTACCGGTGGCGCGCCGTGGGCGGGGCCTGGAGTGCCGAGGCCGACTGGCCGATGTCCGGCAAGTCGAGCTCGCCGCTCAAGCGGGCCCGACGGATCGCGTTTCCGGCCGAGGGCGAGTACGAGGTCGAGGTCTGGCGGACCACGGCCGATTCCAGCAGCGACAACGTCATCGACGCGGTGCACTGGGAGGTCCTGAAGTCCGGGAACTACCAGGCGCCGCTGCGGGGCATCCTGGGCGTGGTGTTCACCGCGATCCGGATCAAGGCTACCGACCAGCTCAACGGCGTGATCCAGGACCTGTCCGGCCTGGTCACCAGCTACGCCATCGCCTGGAACGGCTCGACGTGGGTCTACGGCCCCACCGCCCAGCCGGCGGCGCTGTTCCGCAGCGTCCTGCAGGGCCGGGGTGCGAAGAGCCCCCTGGCCGATGCCAAGATCGACCTGGCCCAGCTGCAGCACTGGGCGGAGTTTAGCGTGCCGCGCGGCTTCGAGTGCGAGCTCGTGCTCGACCGCGAGCTCAGCCTCGGCGAGACACTCGACCTGATCGCGTCCACCGGCCGGGCCGCCAAGGTCCAGGTCGACGGGCGGTGGTCGGTGGCGATCGACGAGCCGAAATCCACCCCGGCCCAGATGTTCACCGCGCGCAACATGCGCGGTTTCCGTGGCCGCCGCCTGTTCGTGGAGGAGCCGCACGCGCTGCGGGTGCGCTTCGTCGACCGGACCGCCGGCTACACCCAGCAGACCCGGCTGGTCTATGCCGACGGCTACAGCGAGGCCAATGCCAGCCTGATCGAGGATGCCGAGTTTCCCGGCGTCACCAACCCGGACGTGATCCACGTCATGGGCCGGATGCGCCTCGCCGAGGGCCGGCTGCGGGCGGAGACCTACACGGCCGAGGTGGATTTCGAGCACCTGGTGTGCACCCGCGGCGACCTCGTGCTGGTGCAGCACTCCGCCCCGCTGTGGGGCCTGGGCTCGGGCCGGGTCAAGAGCCTGGTGCTGGACGGCACGGACATCCTGGCCCTGGCGCTCGACGAGCGGCTGGTGTTCGACGGGGCCGCGGCCGACTACGTGATCCGGGTCCGGCGCAGCGACACCAGCATCTTCTTCTCCGACATCCACGACCCGGTCGGCGAGGCCGACACGGTCTATCTCAACCCGCCGGTCGCGGCCGCGGCGGCCGGCATCGCGGCGGGCGACCTCGCCGGCATCGGGGTGCGCGACCGCGACGCGGTGCCCCTGCTGATCCGGTCGATCGAGCCCTCGGGCGACCTCGCGGCCCAGGTCAGCTTCATCCCCTACGCCCCGGAGATCTTCGCGGCGGCCGCGGGGCCGATCCCGGCCTGGAACCCGAACCTCACCGCACCGGTGGGATCCCGCACGCCGATCATCGAAGCGGTCGTGTCGGGCGAGGCCACTGCGGTGCGCAACGCCGACGGGTCGCTGAGCTCGCGCGTCCTGGTACGGCTGGCCAATGACGGCGGGCGGCCGCTCGCGAGCATCGCCGGCGTCGAGCTCGCCTGGAAGGCCCTGGACGACAGCGGGCCGTTCGCGCTGCTTCAGGCCCCCGCCGACGCCAGCCTGATC